ATTGGTAAAAATTAGTCATTGTATTTCTGTGTGTCGTAGATTTGAAGGCAGAGATGATTTTACTGGCGAGATTATCTGTAACCGAGATTATGAAGATGAAAATTATTATAAAAAGAAAAATAAAAATATTAATAATAGGACAAAAGCATCGGAAGTAGGATTTATTTAATTAAGAAGTAAATAGCAAGAGTAGGAGGATAGGGTTATGCCACGCGAATATAAATGTCATTACTGTAAAGAGATTTTAGATGAAGAAACAGATAATATTGTTGAATTTATTATAGGTAAAACTAAGCCACAAACTAAAAGAGCACATAAATCTTGTAGGCAGAGCGTTTTAGATAAACATGAATTTTACAAGCTGTTATATGATGTATTAGAAGTTATTTCTTTGGAAGATAAAAGAATATTCCAAAGTTTTGATGAGTTAAATAAGAAGGGTTATTCATGGAGGGTAATGACTCGTACTTTAATTTCAAAAGAAAAATCTGTTAAGCAAAATTTGATAAAGGGGGTTAATTATTGCTTGGCTATAATTAGGAATTCTATACCGGAAGTTTATAGAAAAGCACAAGAAGAAAGAAATGAAAAACCAATAAAAATTATTAAATCAGACGAAGAAGGAGATCTAACAATTAATATACCTAAACGAGAATTGGATATACAAGATAATGTAAATGAAATTGAGTTTTAGTTGGGAAGTGAGAATATTAATTTCGAGGATTCGAGGGCTATTTTTAATGTTATCGGATGTCTATTAAAAGATCAAACAATATTATTACAAAATAATTTTTTAATTGCAAAAGAAGATTTTCCTGAAAATTTTCATCGTATTATTTTTGCTACTATTGAATATCTTTATAAAAAAGACGCAAAGAAAATAGATATAATTGATATTGATAATTTTCTTTCAAAATATACACAACAATATAAAATATTTACTGAAAATAAAGGTATTGAATGGTTAGAGAACGCAATAGATTTAGCAAATATTGAAACATTTGATTATAATTGTACTAGAGTTAAGAAATTTACACTATTAAGAAAACTGCAAGATGATGGATTCAATATTAAAGAAATATACGATGAAGATAACGAAGGTAAACTACAACAGTTTGATCAAATGGATATAGAAGAAATTGTTAATCATTATACTAAAAAATTAATTAGTATTGAATCAGAATATTTACAAGTAAAAGAAGGAACACATATCTCTCATGGTATTGATGATCTAATTACAGAATTAGAGTCTAAGCCAATTATGGGTTTTGATTGTGGAATTAATGCATTAAATTATTATTGGTTTGGTTTAAGAAAAAAGTATTATCTTATTAGTGCCAATACAGGATTAGGTAAAACTAGAATACAGGCATATTTTTCTTTATATTTAGGTTATTATTTACAGATTCCCAATGTATTTATATCGACCGAGCTTCCAATTGACGAAATCCAGACGATGCTTCTGTCTTGTTTATCAGGAATATCTGAAAGAAAAATAATTATGAACCAATTAACTTTTGAAGAAAAGAAAAAAAGAGATGAAGCAAAAGATAAATTAAAAGATAGTAAAATAGATATTGTTTATTGTCCAGATTTTACTTTAGAGAAAATCGAAAATATAATTAAAAAATATATTTTAAATAAAAAAGTTGAATATATTTTCTTTGATTATATAAAAGAGTCTATTAGTATGTTAGAGGGAATTAATAAACGGGTAGGCAAAACGGATGGCTGGAAGGCTCTGAACCTTTTTAGTGAAAGATTAAAAATGATGGTGGAAAAATATAATGTAGGGATAATGTCTGCCACACAACTTAATAAAGAAGGAGACACTTCTGGAAGTGGGGCTATACCTAATGCTGTTGATATATGGGCAAAATTAAGAATTGCTTCAGAAAAAGAAATTGAGAAATATAATTTAGCATTTGAAAAATTACATGAAGACGAAGAAATTATGGTACTTGAAACTAAAAAAAATAGAAAAGGAATGAATGATTTTAATGTATTCTTATTAACTAATTTAGGAAAATTATATTACAAAGAAATACTTGTAACAAAGGGAGGAAATATTATAAAGGTCTCTCAAATTACTATGAATACAAAAGTTAGGGATTAATATTAAATAATAAAAAATTAAAGTATTAAAGGAGAATATTAAAATATGTGGTTGACGCAGAGAAACTTCTTGAGTCATTAGAAGATGATGAGATAATTGGAATACTTGAAGATTTAGGATGTGAAAAATATAAAGAACATAAAGGATATATTAGTTTTAGTACTTCCATTTGTCATGATGGTAATCATTTAAATCTTATTTATTTTAAAGATAGTAAAAATTTCAGATGCTTTTCGGGTTGCAATAAATCTTATAGTATATATAATTTAATTCAAAAAGTAAAGGATATTTCGTTTGTTGAATCATTAAATTATGTTTCTAATTTTGTTAATCGCCAATACCAAAAAGAAGAAATCAACGATAGGGATCGAATAAGTGATTGGGACTGGATCAAAAGATTAAAGAAGAAGAATAGAAATATAATTTATACTAATAAGCCATTAGATATTAAAGTGTTAAACCAATTCATTTCTATTCCTCATATGAAATGGCTTAATGATGGAATATTATATAGTACTCAAAAAGAGTGGAACATAATGTATGATATTAGGAGTAATAGAATTATATATCCTTTATTTGGTGAAAATAATGAACTTTGTGGGATTAAAGGTAGGGCGGTAGATGATGAAGTTGAACCTAAATATTTATATCTTTTTCCATGTGAAAAGTCTAATATACTTACTGGATTAAATAAAACATTGCCTAATATATTATTAGAAAAGAAATGTATTGTCTTTGAGAGCATTAAAAGTTGCATGTTGGCATGGCAGTATGGATATAAATTTAGTGTAAGTTTAGAAGGAAGCGATATTAGTCATTGGCAATTACAAAAATTATTAAGATTTGAAAGCGAGATAATCATATCTCTAGATAAAAATATTGAGAAAGGAAAAGAAAATAAAGATTTTTATAATAAGATTATTAAAAAGATTAAACCTTATTCAAAATTAAGTTTAATTTACGATAAAGAAAATTTATTAGTAGGTGAAAAAAGTAGTGCAGTAGATGAAGGAGTTGAAAAGTTTAAATTATTATATGAAGGTAGATATAAAATAAATTAATCTATGACACAAATATAAAATAAATATAAAATAGTATTTGATTGATATACTAAAATATGGCACAATGGAGTTGAAATAAAAATTAATCAATGGATAGAAAAAACACCTAAAGAACAGTTTTTTATTTTTGACGATATAATTTCAAAATTGGCAGCAATTAGAGGTATAGATGATTTAGACGAATGGCTTACTCCTTCAGATAAATCAATAAATGATAAATGGTTATTAGATAATTTACATGATGCAGCATTAATTATTATAGAAGCACTTGAAAAACAAAAACATATAACTGTGAGCTATGACATCGATTCAGATGGAATTTGCAGCGGGACTATGATGGTCAGATATTTAAGGAATTTTTCAGATAAAGTTAATTATATATATCATCAGCGAGAACAAGGACATGGAATTAGTTGTCAACAAGTACCAGACGATACAGAATTATTGATAATTGTTGACTCGTCAACAAATGAAACTAAAAGGTGTAAGGAATTAAGTGAAAAGGGTGTTCAAGTGATTGTGCTTGACCACCATCCTAAAACAGAAGATAATCCTTATGCCCTAATTGTGAATCCATTACTATCTGAGAACTATTATAATAAACAGTTATCGGGAAGTGGTGTTTGTTATCGAATTATAGAAGCAATTGACGAGTTGACCTCTCAAGAATTTTGTACAGAATATCAAGATCTTTGTGGAATTGGAATATGTGCTGATATTATGAGTTTAGCGATTCTCGAAAATAGGTATTTTATTTTTCAAGCTTTAAAAAATATTCAAAACCCAGGAGTGAAAGCAATACTTAAGGCAAAAGGTATAAACGAAAAATATATAAGATCGTCTGATATATTGTTTTCAATAAGCCCAATAGTAAACGCCGTTGCAAGATTAAATCACATTGAATTAATAGTCGAACTTTTACTTGAAGATAACTTTGATAAATGTTTAGAATTAGCTAAACAATCTATAAAAATGAACAATGAAAGAAAAAAAATTGAGTCTAAATTATTAAAACAATTTGAAGGAGATATAGATAACTCAAATCAAATAATCATACTTCAAACATTCGATAAAGATGAAGATAAAAAAGTAAGCAAAGGTTTTAACGGCTTATTGGCTATGAAAATAGCAGAAAAATATAATAAGCCATGTCTTGTAATAAAAAACAAAGAGGGACTATGTGAAGGTAGTGCAAGATCTATAAATAAAATACCTTTACATGAACTATTAGATCAAACAGGTTTATGTACTTATATATCTGGTCATTCGGAAAGTTTTGGATTAGGAATATTAGAAAAAAACATACCAAAATTAATTGAATTTATAAATAATAAATTAATTAAATATAAAAATAAAGCAAATTCTATAGTTTATGATATAGAAATACCACTAGATGAAATAGATGAGAATTTGGTAAGAGAAATACAAAAGTTTTCTTATATTTCAGGAAAAGATTTTGAAGAAATTAAAGTTTTAGTAAAAAATATTTCCATAAATGAAAGAAAAATTATGGGAAAAGATCTCAATACAATTAAATTATGTGCTGATAATATAAATTTATTAAAATTTAGAACTAATGAACTATATGCACAAGATATAAAACCGGGAAGCCTAGTTGATTGTGTTGGGACGCTTAGTATAAATGTGTGGTATAGCTTTGGTAAAAAAGAGACCGTAAAAGAAATACAAATATATGTTGATGATTTAAGATTAAGTGATAGTCAAACGAAGATGATATAGATGGTAATATACAGAATAATATTTCCTAATAGTAAAATATATATTGGTCAAACCATTCGTACATTAGAAGATAGAAAAAAACAACATGAAAAAGCTTTTAAGTATAATATGAAAGAAAGTAATTATGTTATATATAGAGCAATCCGGAAATACGGTTGGGATAATCTAATATGGGAAGAAATTGATACAGCAGAAAATCAAGATGAATTAAATTTTAAAGAAAAATATTGGATTAAATATTATAATACCTATATTCATTCTATAAACTCAAACGGATATAATATGACATGGGGAGGAGAAGGAATTAAAGGACATAAAGCATCTAAAGAAACAAGAGAAAAAATAAGTAAGATTCAAAAAGGAAGAAAACATAAACCTCATACCCAAGAAACAAAGGATAAATTAAGTAAATTACATAAAGACAAACCATTAACACAAGAACATAAAGATAAAATTAGTATTTCAAATTGTGGCGAAAATCATTATAGTACGAAATTAACAAATAATATAGTAAAGATAATCAAAAAAGAATTGGCTAAAGGTGTTAACATAAGAGACATATCAGTTAATTTAAATATAAATGAAGATATAATTAAACATATTAAAAATTTAGAATCATGGGAAAGTGTGTCTCCAGAATTAAATGATATAATATTTTCTAAAACAAAACATATACCACATATTACAGAAGA